CATCTTCTTGTAACGAGTTTCAACCTCCTTGAGAGTCCCAAGCCCCCTGAAGTATTTGAGGGGTGCATAGATTTGACCTTCTGTTCTACGCAGTTGCCCAACTTTTCGAGCAATTTGAGCATCTGTGAGAGGCATCTTATATTTCACTGAGATTTTTGTTTATTTGGATTTGGATTTGCGTTTGTCGAGCCGTTGATAACCCTCTTTACGCATCATTTTATCAACTCGTCTCTCCAATACCGGACTTGAACGCCGAACCCGGTTAATAATGTTCCTGGCAAGTTCAAGCTCCTTCTCACGCCTTGATTTGAGTGATAACTGACCGAACTTTGGGGTAAGGATATTCAATTCCCGTTGAACGTTCGTTTTTAAATTAGACAAATTGACCAATTTATTTATTTTATTTTGTGCGGTCTTATTTGGACGCTTACTTATGGGTGTAAAAAAACTTTTTTTCTGAGGCATTTTACTTAAAGGTATCTTACAATGTGTATACATAAAAATATGAGTGATACCAAGACCTTCCTCCTCGGTGCCGTCACGGGATTTGCCGCGTGTGTCGTCGCAGTAAAAGTGTATAACCGAGTTATGAGCAAGAAGGAGGAATAATAATGTGCGTATATTATAAAAATGCCACCTACATCACCTCAGGTGAAGCAGGCTAAAAAAAAGCTCACACCTATATCACCCTCAAAAAAACGGTATCGTGACAGCCCTAAAATAAACGATCGTTTGACGTATATATTACGAATGCAAGATCCTAAAGTGAAGCGCGATAAACAGTTAGTGCGCGCTATACAAAATTTCATAAAAAAGAATACGTAGCTTAACATTTCTTTTTATACATACTCGAAGCACCCACTGCGTACATAGCGAATACCCATAACGGTACACCCGGATACGCTTTCTTCATGTGTTCGATGGGATTCGTAACTTCGAATGTGTTTTTCGTCTGTTTAAATGAAAAATAAAGTAAAGGTAAAATGAGTGACGCGTGAACGTGTCTATTTTTAACTTTGCGTCCGTGCATGTTTAATAAGACCACACTCGGAACCCAATGAACTATTATATCACAAACTTTTAACAGGGCTTCATTACCGTCAGTATATTTTTCTGCCATTTTACCCGGAAATAAGTGTGCTATCGTGCTTCCCGTGAATAATGCCCCTAAATTCACGGGAACCATCATTTCAGCCGATTTACCAGCTATCATCATGGTTATATTCATTAAATTGATGACAAATGTTAATGGTGGATTATTCATTTTATCATTATGTTTTATTTTTTTAAGAGTTTAAATAATTGTGCGATATCGTGCTCCAGTATGAATTTCACGTCGTTGTTTAAATATATTTTCACATCCGGTTTCGGCTTTTCTTTAGACTTGTACATGAGTAGTAAGAGATATATGTATGTTCCCAGGGGTACTTCGTCACCTGGATCTGCGGGGATAATATCTTTACCCTGTTTGACAATGAGTTTGTTATGTTTAAACATCATTATAACACCACTTTCTTTAATCTTCTCTATGATCTTATCGTGATGACCCTCGTAAATATCATCGACTAAAGCTGTCATTCTTTTATTGTTACCATAGTCCTTGAGTTCGGACGTTATATTTGGATTTTTCATGGTCTTTATTTTTTTACCATCGTTCGCGAATACCAGTAAATCACCATTTGCGGTGGACGTAGTACTCTTCTGTGGTTTTGTTCTGAACTTGGAAAAAATGTATAAACAGACGATGATCAGGACGATCCAAAATATCTGTTGACGATTCGTCGGGTCCATTATTATGTACGGTACATTTTTTTTCTTCGGTTATCTTAATATAATGTCGACGGAACCTATCGCATCAGTTGGCAATCTCACCCAACCATCCGCAGTTATAACCAATAACGTGACTAATGCATTGGGAGGTAAACCTACAGGTTTAATCACTATCGGTGTTCTCGCGGGTGCTATCGGTGCCGCGATTTTATACACACCCATCGCTTCTATCGGTATCGATAGGTACCTTAAGTGTGATGCTATTCAGGGTGACGAAAAGTACGATAACCGAAAAATGTTTCTGAGCACAACACTCACGGTTATGATTACCGTTGCAGCCACTTTGGTTGGATACTACATCATCGATTCTTTCTCTAAGCAGAAAAGTGGTTTACCTTTCCTGTTGATGATGGGAGGTGTTATGGGTATAATTGCCAGTGTATTCACGTATCAGCTCCAGCAGACGACTGAGGAGTGTGGTGAACCCGATGATAATTCCAAGAATTTTGTGATTCTCTGTATTACGGGCGCCGTGTTTATGACTATCGGTGGCATTTATCTTTTGGCTAAAGCCAACCCTAATACGGTAAAGGCGATGAGAAATAGAGCCTCTTCCGCTGCTTCTTCTGCCGCGGCGAGTGCGAAATCTGCTATGGCGAAAAAGTCCGCTTAATTTGTTTGAATAATTTGTTTTTGTAATATAATGGAGCTATATGAAGCTACGTATATTATATGCATGCTCATCGTGCATATAATACGACGTACGGGTTCTATAACGTTTGAAGAAAAAGTTAAAATACTTCAGTTCGTGGGTGATTTAGTTTTGAGTTTAGATTCACCTAAAATTTATCAATTAACTTAATTTTCATCGCATTCTTTCTTTTTTGAATTTTTCATAATTAGATTTAGCATTCTTAACTTTCAATGTGATTTTCTCAGGTTTTTCCAAGCCAGCGAGTTTCATAGATGTAAAGAGACCAGCAAAATATATCGCAGGTTCTAAATCATTAACAGTAACTGTGTCCCCGATTTCAAGTCCACGAAATCTTCTTATAGCTACCAACTTATCATCTTTATATTCCATCACCTTCGCGGCGTCTTTTACTAAATCGGAATTTTCAAGATCCCATTTATCGGACCATAAATCATCAGCCATAACATCTAACATAGAAACACCATCTTTATCGACTACACCTGTTAAAGTACCTTCATCATCGAACTGTTCTACGTACCAACAGTCGTGTGAACCATCCGAGCATTTGTCATAACCTATACCACTACTGGGTTTATTTAAATCGTATTCAAATACAAATTTACCCCTTATGTCTGTATCTTTACAGTAGTCGGGGGGATCGTCCATGTCACATTTAAATATTTCAGGCATTTTAATGTAAGTTTCACGTTTATATTTCATGGTGTAATATTCTGTACCGTCTCCTGTAATTGTGAGTTCACCCTTCTTTTTCGTATCAGTTGGTTTACCGTCATCAGCTGGTTTATCGTCATCGGATTTGAAAGTAAAAAACAGGATCAGGCCTAGTGAAATTATCACTGTTATAATAATTATTATGTGTGATGGTTTCATTTATATAAATATAAATATTTTTAATTCGTGGGTGATTTAGTTTTGAGTTTGGATAACAAACGCTGCAATATGTATATCTGCGATACCAAGAAAATGCTCGTATAAGCGGCTGAATAGTTAGCACCGATTCTATACTGATACGTGAGCCACAGAGTACTGGATAATATACCCGCCAATACATAGTTTACACTGTAGCTACTGACGTCGTCTTTTTCATATACATTTTTCATGTTCAGGGCAATTTGACTTATACCCAATGACACGGCCGCGATAGCTATCCATTGATTTGTTGCGATGACCATTTATATAATTAAAGATTTTTTTATATTGTAGTATATAAAATGGAAGCTATCTTACAAGCCTACTCTGTCAAGTCGAAGGAAAACGAGCGTATCGTTGAGCGTGTTACGCGTCTCATTCATAAGTACAAGAAGACCGGTATCAACAAGGATAATATTTGCGGGCTGGTTTCTGTTCTGATGATGGATGTTAATAAGTTAAAGAAACTCACAGGCCCCGAAAAGAAGGATCTCGTTATTGATCTCATTTACTCTGTCATCGAACAAATAGACGCGGGTGACGAGGACTCGGAACTTGAAACTGTTTTGAAGACTATGGTACCTCCCATGATCGATAGTTTTTCGGCAATGTTAAAGTTAAATAAGGCTTGCGGTTGCCTAAAGTAGAGATGAGGTTTCCGAATTTAGAAACCATGATCATGTACGGCGTGTATTCAATAAAAGATTTGATTTTATATTCCAATAATAAACTACGAAAAAGGAATATAAAACCATTGAACGAGTGTACAAATTGCTCCTATGTATTTGCTGAAAACGTGTGCCCTAATTGTTGTTCTACTTCTTTGGCTTAATAACCAAACCTAGCACGGATTCTAAGTTATTCTTTTCCCGTTTTAATGGTTTCTCTCTTTTTAGTTTTAATTGGTTAGAATCACAGCTCACATTCTTTATTTCATACATCTTTTGATTTTTAGTGAAATCTTGTGATATTACCATCTTATTCGCCTCTGTTGTGATTATGGTATTCGGTTTCTCTTTGTCGATACAAGCGTTACTTCTGAACTCTTCTATCGTCAAATCCCCGCCAAAATGTGTCAGGCTTTGTCTTTTTGGTGCTGGTTTAATATGCCCTATCTTGTTATATATCTTTTTACGCATCATCACCATATGCCCACACATGATACTCCCTCTAGATAAACCGTAATGGTCTAACGCGTATGTCTTCATACAACTCCAAGAACAAAAATTACCTGAAGTTGTAAATTTTTGACGACGATCATCGTATCTCGTCGGTAATGAAAGTGGTGTATTTTCAAATGGGTGACAACACCACCAGCACCACATATTAATAAAATCTTAAGATATTTCTTTAAGTTTTTTTATATGAATATAATATAACAGGGATATAAATGAGTTCTAAACGAGCTACTCCTGTAATCGTACTATTCATTTTAGTATTATTCGGGTTGACCATTTTTAGAAATTTTTATTCGGAACCTAACAAGGATAGAATTATTAAAACAAAATTATCAGCAAAGGGAACTATCGAGGGTAAAAATTTAGAGGTCACTTCAGGAATTGATAAAATGAGAGAGATTGAAGAAGAAAAACGTAAAAAAAGAGAAAAATTGGAAGTTGGTTTAGATGAATATTCCGAATACGTTGATAAAGCCGAGTTTCTTAGTCAGTTGAAATTGTTGTGTGATATACCACCCAACGAAAGTGGTATATGCGACCCGGACGTTTTTGATACGAACGAAGAGGGTTGTTGTGTCATAAAAGATGTAGATACTATCGGAGATGAAGACAAAACTGTACCTACGACCGGACCATCGGAAGAACTCGACTTATCTATGCTTCAACAGTGTTTGGGTGAGGGTGAAGAAGATGATAGTGGAAATATGGTATGTAAAGGTACTAACGAGCGATACGATTACGAACAAGAATGTTGTATACGAGCCTGCTCCGTGTATCCCATAAACGATGAGTGTGTAGATAATGGTGGATTTACAAACCTGGTCGATGGATGTTGCGTACCACCCGATTACACGAATGAAAAGGCGAAAGAGGAAGCCGATAAGGCCAAAAGGCAAATGCTCGTTGAAACGATGGCGGCTATGTTAGGTGATGTATTAATTACAGCGATATTACCTGAACTCGCGCAACGTCAATTAACAAAAAATGCAGCTAAACAGGCGGCGAAAAAATCCGCACAAGAAGCTAGCGAAAAGGCGTCACAACAGGTTTTAAGTCAGCTCGATACCATAGCAAAGGAGGCTGGCGAAAAGGCTGCTAAAGAAGCTACCGAAAAGGTTATTGAAGAAGCTGGCGAAAAAGCCGCGAAAGAGGCTGGTGAAAAAGCGGCTAAAGAAGCCGGTGAAAGGGCAGCTAAAGAGGCGGCCGAAAAAGGTGCTAGTGAAGCTGCTCAAAAAGTCGCGAAAGAAGCTGCCGAAAAAGCCGCTAAAGAAGCGGCTGAAAAAGCTGCCAAAGAAGCTACCGAACGCGCTCTTAAGGAATCTACCAAAAAAGCCTCTAAGGAAGCTGGTGAACAGGCTGCGAGAAAGGCGGGGCGTGAAGCCATAGAAGCCGGAGGTGAACGCGCCGCATCGGAAGCTGCGGAAAAGGCTGCGAAAGAAGCTACCGAAAGGGCTACGCGTGAAGCTTCTGAAAAAATCGCAAAAGAAACGAGTGAAAGAGCCGTCAGAGAAGCTGCCGAAATGGCGGCAGAAAGATCTACCAAGGAGGCTGCTGAAAAGGTGGCAAAGGAAACTACCGAAAAAATCGTCAAAGAAGCTGGCGAAAAAGCTGCGAAGGGTGGTAAATACACAAAACAATTAATGAAGTTTATGGCGGGTACTAAATCAGCGGGAAAAGGTGCGGGTAAATTGGGTGCTAGGAAAATGGCGAAAGGTTTAGCGAAAGTATCGGTTAAATTAGCTTCTAAGATGCTCGCGAAATCTATGGCCATAGCCATGAAAGCTATAGCTAAACTCAGTAGTGGACCCGTTGGTTGGGCAACGATGATTCTCGATGTGTTCACTATACTAGCCGATATGGCGGACGTACAGGGTCTTAATACGTTTGTCGACAACAGTCAGCTCATAAACATGAGAGATGTTATCATATATCAAACGTGGGATGCGTTAAAGAAAGAAGGTGTGGATTTCCCGATTATGTTCCCTATAGACGCTTTTTTCGTAGACGAGTGTGAGATGGCACAATTAAGTATGACTAATTCGATCGTGGAAGATCTTATGCTGTCCCTGAAAGATAGAATCGCTGGATCAGGTGGTGATTCTGTAGATTGTGAAGACGAAGACCAGCGAGCGGATAACGCACAAAGGTGTATGGACGAGGATATGGTCGAAGCCTTATGTAAATTCATAGTTATCAATATCTTAGGCGACGAGATACCGTTAGCAGAGGATAAATTAACCGAAGAGGAAAGTGCCACAATAGAATATGAAATTTATGAACAACACATGTCCGACCCTATCAAATATCATAAAAAATATTTTGAATCTATGGTTGAACAATTTACGGCCGACCCAAAATTATCACCTACGATGATTAAGTTTGTTCCCGCCATGTGCGATGAAGTGAATATGGGTATATCCTTAACAGAAGAAGGATGTCGGCATCTTAATAATGTATATAAACCAACGTGGTTTGCTTTTAATGATTTATTTATGCCAGCTAAGAAACCCCATGAAGAATATAGCGATCCGTATGTAGCTGTGTACGGAATGGATGTGGTGACGGTCAACGAAATGAACGTGGGATCCGCGGATGCCCCAAATATAATAATGAAACGTGCAAAGGATGTTAACGGTAACGACCTAACCGAACCTGTATCGTGGATGTATCCGTTTGGTATGTTAGTATCGTTTTGTGAAAAGCCGAAAAAATCGTCTAAAAGAGGAACACTCGTTTCCCCTACGGAGTTTGGTGTAGAATTTGATTTCGATACGGGTGTATGTAAATTTACAGAAGCTATGTGTAATAGATACAGTATGGATACCACTTCACTAAATTGGTGGGGGTATGAGTATCTTAACTGTAAACCCAACGAAGGAAGTGCGGAGTTATCTTTTATTTTCGGTGACGCCGGTGCTGCGAACATAACCGAGGCATGGGATAACCGAATCAAAATGTTCGAGTCGGGCGATCCAGGTAAAATAGCTTTGGCATTGGTGTCAATGAACCCGGTCAGTTTGGTTGGTGACATGGTGGGACCTATGGTAGACGAAACGTGGAAGGCGAATAAAGATAAATATAGCACAACTGGAGAAGCTGTAGTTTTTACAGCAATGGACCCAACCGGTGTTGTCGGTGGTTTCATGACTAACATGGCAGACCAACTCGGTGGAAGAGAAAAGTGGTGTGAACCAGGTGATACGTGTAAACGTTTCCACGCTAAACATACTGGTGGTAATACCCAAAATTGGTCTGTTCGTGTACGTGAGGGGGAAGGTGATGAGACTATTTCCATATACAACAGTGGTCAAGCATACCAAAATCAAGTCAAGGATGGTGAAGATCATGTATTTTATATACCCGAGAATGGTTATTTTGTGGCAACCGCTACGGGTGATATAGAGTTAGGCGGATTCGATAAGCTTACAGGTTGTGATCGTAAGTTATCGTTATTTTATCACGATATATCCGAGGACGCACCCGTAACAATTTCATCGTGGAACGGTTGTATGAAACAAAAAGATAAGGCCAAGTGGCAGAAGGATATAGCTAAGGTATTTGAGGTTGGATATGCTATGGTTTCCGATGGTTTAAAATGTTCAACACAAGCGGTCGGTTTCGCGACAAGACATGTTGATGAATTTGCAAATGAGGCTGGAGAAGAAATTGTAGACGCGGCTAACGAAGTGGGTGATGCGTTTGAAGATACGTTTGGTCCAGATGGGTACATAGTCGAGGGTTTTGAAGAGTTTAACGATACTGCATTTGCGCAGTGGTTTAGAAAAGATCTGAAAAACTTTTTCGAACATGAATTAGGTGAGGGTTTGGAACATGCGTTTAAAGATAAGGTTTGGGAAGAAGGTTTGGAAGCGTTTTTTGAGGGTACGTACAATGAAGATATAGAAGAATGGTTTGAAAATGATGTAGCCGACGCTTTTGTAGATTTCGGTGATTGGTGGGGTGACAACGCTTTGGACGCTGGCAAGGCGTTGGTAGACCTTAGGGGTGGAATAAATGATCAACTCGATAAGATAGGTGTGGGTGAAATTACTTTAGGAGAATTATCCGGGGACATTGAAACGTTGTTGGTGGGTATCCCCAACACCGCCCAAGATATTATAAAGTTTGCAGAGTTTGTCGCTACAGGTGATTTTTCTGCCGCAGAAGCGCTACTGGGTGGAGGATTGGAAGATTTAGCTGATACTGTACCGGGTAAAATTTTAGTTGGTGGTGCAAAGATCGCAGACCAGGGAAGAGCGGAAATTTTAAAGGGTTTAAGAAGTGTATCTAAATCCACACAAAAATGGGCTAATAACCATTTAAAGAACAAAGTAACGGTTGCTGCTGTTAAAGGTATTAATGAAATGGTAAATTTTACCGATAATTTATCAGCTCAGACGACAAGATTTATAAAAAATGATGTGCTACCCGCGGTAGCTGATGGGTTAGAAGCAGGTATAAAGAATGTTGGTAACAAATTTGTTAGGTGGTTAAAGGGTGATGTTGGAGACTTCTTCCAGGAGGACGTTCGTGGATACTTTAATGACGTAGGCGTGAAAATGGGAGATGGGTTTGTTGATGTATTTACTGGAAAGACTTTCAGATGATAAAATATTTTACCTAAGTGAAACAATTTTTTTATAAAATTTATATCAATATATTCTATAAAAAAAATGCAAGAGGATCCAAAAACCACACGGTTCATGGAATCGCTTGGAACGATCATGGATATATGGGATAGAAACGCTTTATTATTTTCAGATGAAGAGTTCGTTGACATGTGCGAGGCTATTCAAAGGTTATACCGTATCGATCTTCACGACCAACAGTCTATGTTCGGGAGATATGAAATGAAGATAAATGATCTCACAGAGTATATGGAAAAAATTAAACCTTTGAATAAACTGACAAAGGAAATGAGGGACAAAGCTTTAGAGGATTTTGGAAAGAAAAAGATGGAACATATTTTTTTAAAAAAATATTCAGTGAAAAATTTAAAAGAAAATGGAATAGAAGTAAACACTTCTCAGATTTACAGAGAGGCTCTCAGAAGAGAGAATGAATTGAGAAGTAAAAAATACACAGCCCTATTCAAAAGACTTAACGAAATCCGGGAGCGGACGATAGAACTTGCATGATTGTAATAAACGAACGGGATACACGAAACACACGGGATACACGAAACACACGAGATACACGCAAGATTAGGAGGATCACGGTACGTCGTTTTCCTAACGTTGCGGATACCTGTTATGACTTTGCCTAGATATGGCCCGCGAAGCATACACGAAATGAGACCAAACCACGGGGTAAGCCCGTCGATTGCGATGGCCTGAGGAAAACGAAAAATTAATTCAGGCGAAATTATTTTCTTAGCTATATATTGAGACGAGAAATTGCCCATAATTAGCCCAAGAAATAGCCCGTAAATTAGCCCTAT